AAAATCTTACGAGTTAGACGAGGAGTCAGAGGATTACACCAGCCTTCTAGTCATCGCCTTATTCTTAAATTACGCTTCACAAGTTGCAAAAGATAATCAAACCGCAACCGCAACAAATCCAGCGCCAGTTGCTACTTCAGGCGCAATCAAGAAAACCAAGAAGCGCAAATCAGGTTGGGAAAATCTGAAAGACGTTTCACCTGCCAAGCCTGCTCGACCAGCAAAATCCAATCAGGACTTGCAATCACGCTCAGACTTGATCGCTGAACTAATCGCTGAACTCTCAGCGGATATAGAAGCCAGCAAGTAATCCCCCAACACAAACCGAGCCTCGTGCGCCTATACAGCGTACGGGGTTTTTTAATGCCCAAAATTAAGGCACGGAGATAGCTGACGCTTCGCTCTCAGCCTTCTCCGCACGATCGAGTTCCACTCGCTCCGCTCGTATAGCGGAACTATGACGATCCGAAAGGCAAAAAAAAATCGCCTCGCTTCGCTCGGGTTTAATGTGCGCGAAGCGCGCCCATTCTCGGGGCTCTGCCCCGCTAACGCCCCCCGACGCCCTGCAGGCGTGGCTAAATACATCGCCCTTTTGCCCTTAAAAGATTGGGCAAAACCCCGATACCCCACCCGAAAAGGTGCGCTATGGCGCACACTTTTCTTTGCTCGCGTCGTCAAATCATGGGGAAAAGACCCCCATGCTTTAACTCCGCTCGCGGGGAGTACTACACTATCACACTATATTTTTTTATCATCATACGGTATTAAAAAGACGATGTGTTCGGTTTACCCCCTCTGAACGGGTTAGTATATATGTAAGGGTAAAACGAGCGGAAGTCAATAGCGAGTTTTCTCGGAGGGCTTAATGCCCTCCTCGAGGGGTAGTGAGGCGCCTGAAGGCGCCGAACGAAGGGGAGAGTTTAATAGGGGGTCATATATGGGGTTTAAGGCGGGTGGAGAACATCACAGCGTTATAGCCTTGAAGGAAGCAAAGGTCAAAGTTATTGACTATGCTAAGCAAGGACTCTCAATTCAAGACTCCATCATCAGGGCTGGCAGGAAACCTGATGTACTCAAAGACTGGAAGAAAGACCTTAAGTTCATGGCTGAACTTGAGAAGGCCCGTGAAGAAGGCAAGCGATCCCTGAGCATAGTTTCAGGTGATGCTAAATTTACTATTGGCTTTGAAGAGTTCTCAAGAGAGTTCTTGGACTCACCCATCTTCGCTCATCACAGATCTTGGATTGATGTGCTTGAAGGTCGGCAACCATCTTGGACTCACGATTCTATGGTATATGAACCAGCCTCTGAAAAACGGCTACTCATAAATGTACCTCCTGAACATGCTAAGTCTACAGTGATCACAGTTAACTACTGTGTCTACCGAATAGCCATGAATCCTAATGTTAAGATTACTATTGTTTCTAAAACCCAAGAGCGTGCTAAAGAGTATCTATACTCAATCAAGCAACGCCTAAGTCATGAACGCTGGTCTAAGTTCCAAGCCATCTACGGAAGTGCTGGAGGTTGGAAAGAGGACTCTGATTCTTGGAAGGCTGACCGCATCTATGTGGCCCGTGACTCTACTGAAAAAGATCCAACTGTCCAAGCCCTAGGTATTGGTGGTCAGATCACAGGTGCTAGATCAGACTTAATCATTCTTGATGACGTTGTGACTACTACCAACGCTCACGAGTGGGATAAGCAACTACTATGGCTACAACGAGAGGTTATCACACGTCTCGGCGATGCTGGTAAGTTACTTATTGTAGGGACAAGAATTGCATCTAACGATCTCTATCGAGAGATACGTAGTCCTGAACACTGGTCTAGTGGTAAGACTCCATTTACCTACATGGCTATGCCAGCAGTATTAGAATTTAATGATGATCCAAATGACTGGGTAACACTATGGCCTAAGTCCCATATACCATGGGAAGGCTCAGAGGGAGAAGAACCAGATGAAGATGGGCTATACAGGAAATGGAACGGCCCCGCTCTATTTAGGCGCCGAAGTGAAGTTTCAGCCGCTGCCTGGGCTTTGGTTTATCAACAGCAAGACATACAAGAAGACTCTATTTTTTCACCTAGTTGTGTACAAGGCTCAATCAATGGGATGCGTAAACGCGGGCCGTTAAAACCAGGAGTTCCCGGACACCCTAAAGATGCAGGTGCTTGGTATACTATTATGGGCTTAGACCCAGCGATGGCAGGTAAGACTGCAGCCGTAGTTTTAACAGTAGATCGCACAACACGTAAACGTTATATATTAGATGTTGAGAACATGAAGGATCCCACACCTCAAAAGATCCAACAGTTAATTGAAGATTGGTCTGAGAAATACAGTCCGCAAGAGTTACGAATCGAAACTAATGCTCACCAAAAGGCTTATGCCTTAGATGAAGATTTACGTTCATTCCTAGCATCAAGAGGTATCAGGTTTTCAAGTCAGTTCACAGGAAAAAACAAATGGGATACATCTTTCGGTGTAGCCGCTATGTCGGGTCTATTTGGCACTATGCGAAATAACCTACATCAAGATAATAACCTCATTGAACTACCTTCTCAAGAAGGCTCGGAGGGCATCAAAGCCCTTATACAGCAATTGATTACATGGAAGCCTGATACTCGTGGTCCTACTGACTGCGTTATGGCTCTGTGGTTTTGTGAACTAAGAGCACGTGAAATTATTAGTAATGGAAAATTTAATCAAACCCATGTTTTTAATAAATGGGCAACTAAAAAACAAATAGATACTCGCTACTCAGTTAACGTAACTGACTATGAGATGTCAGTATATGAATAGGATATAGATGTTATCTGATATTGAATCAATTTCACGCCGCGTTGAGAACCTAAAACAACGTAACATAGCAAGAGATGGTCGTATGAACGACATTCTTGCTGTTCGTAAGGGTAGAATGGTCGATGTATTCCCAGACCTATTCCCTGCTGGTATGAACTCTGCTATGGTTGCTAACTTTGTTGATGTTGCTGCTCGTGATCTTTCTGAAGTACTTGCCCCATTGCCATCTTTTAATTGTTCTACAACTAATACAAGTTCAGATCGTGCTCGTACCTTTGCTGATAAGCGCGGTATGATTGCTAACAACTATGTTTACAACTCACGCCTACAGACTCAAATGTACTGGGGTGCTGATTGGTATTTTACATACGGATTTCTACCTATCCATATTGAATTAGACTTTGAAACAAATATGCCGCGTATCCGCGTAGAAGATCCACTTGGATCTTACCCTGAGTTTGATAGATTTGGTCGTTGCATAGCATACGCTAAACGCTATGTTAAGACAATAGGTGAACTTGCTAATGAGTATCCTGAGTATGCTGGACAAATACTTGGTAAAGAAGGATATGATCAGAACACTAATCAACAAGTAGAACTTATACGTTATTCAGATAAGAACATTACAGTTCTTTATATGCCTAAGCGTAGCAATTTAATTTTAAATGAAGTAGCAAACCCAACTGGTAAGTTACTTACCTTTGTTGCCCGTAAACCTGGCATTGATGATGAGCCACGCGGACAGTTTGATGATGTATTATATGTACAGTTAGCCAGAGCACGCTTTGCTAACTTAGCATTGGAAGCAGCAGAGAAGTCTATCCAGGCTCCTCTTGTTGTTCCTTCAGATGTTTTAGATTTGCCTATGGGACCTGATGCGATTATTCGTACCAGCCAGCCGCAAAGTGTTGGTAGAGTCAAACTTGACATACCTAACGCTGCCTTTCAAGAGCAATCAGCACTCCAATCAGAGATGCGTCTCGGTGCTCGTTATCCTGAAGGCAGATCAGGAACAATCAACGCCAGTGTTATAACTGGTCAAGGTGTTCAAGCACTATTAGGAGCCTTTGATTCTCAAATTAAGGCTGGGCAAACTATTCTCGCAGAAATTTTTGAGGAAGTCATACAGGCTTGCTTTGAAGTTGATGAGAGAATATTTAATATAGAGAAATCGGTTAGAGGTGTTGCACAGGGTACTCCGTACGAGTTAAAGTACACACCAAGCAAAGACATCAAGGGCGACTCTTCAGTTGAAGTACGCTATGGATTGATGGCTGGTCTTGACCCATCACGCGCTCTAATCTTCTCTCTTCAAGCACTTGGAGCAGAACTTGTATCTAAAGACTTTATTCGTAGAGAACTTCCTTGGTCCGTTAACGTTACTTTGGAAGAACAACGAATTGAAATTGAAAAGATGCGAGATAATCTTAGTGCTGCTATTACTGCATCCGCGCAAGCGATACCAGCAATGGCTGCTCAAGGACAAGATCCCTCTGGTTTAATTAAAAACATTGCTGATGTAATTACGCGTAGACGTAATGGGGAAAGTATAGAGAATGCTGCGTTAGCCGTCTTCACTCCTCCTGCACCAAATCCGCAGGAGCAGGCTATGGCACAGGCGCAGTCTGGTACGGTTCCACCAGGTTCACAAGCCCCAGTCGAGCAGGCTCCCCTGTCCCCAGCCCCTCCTGGATCCGCTTCTGGTGGAACCCCTCAACAAGGCGCACCAGATTTAAGAAATATTTTGGCAGGACTACAACAAGGCGCATAACTAAGTAGGGGACAATGACAGCAATAGTTGGTATTCAGGGCAAAGGTTGGGCTGTCTTAGCGGCGGACTCAATGACTACATATACAGATAAACCATATGTAGCCAAAGGTTGCGAGAAGATAGTTAAAGTTG